CCATTTGCCCGATCTTTTGCAGTTCCGGGAATTGGCTCGTCATGGCTTCGATGACAGCTCGACGCGGGTCGGCTTTGACAGGCTCGGCCAATTCCGGAGCTTTGTCATTGAGCATCAGATCGCTGACCTGCTGCTCATTCATCACCCCACCTGGGGTACCTTCCCGTGTGCGCAAGTACTTCTCCAGCCCCTCCGCCAGCCCGGATTGGTAATCCTTGTTCAGAGCGGCTTGATCCTGCTCGACCTGCTTCCCCATGAAATGCCCGCCAGCCACCTGGGCGATCTGCGACAGAGCACCTGCCCAGCCGGGCGCGACAAAATGCGGGCCAACCATTTGGCCTTGCCGAGGGGTCAGCCCGGATTGCAGCATGGTCTGCGCGAGCTGGCGACGTCGCTCCAGCGCTGCGGAGCGGGCAGCGAAGTCCATTGGAAGTTGTTGAGTGGTCACGGGCGACCTCCAAGTTTTGCGTAGTCAACCATCAAATAGCCGCTGGAGTGCTCATGGACCGCGTCGGGGTACAGACTGCGAACTTCGTCGGCCATGAAGCCTCGTTCACGCTTGCCGAAAATGTCGTACTCGTACGCCGGCAGCCCAGCGGCGACGCCAATCAGGCTGACATTGGATTTGAGACGGCGATCGCTGAAGAACATCGCAGCGGTCAAGCCGGTCTGCAAGATCGCTTGCTGTTCCTGTGCCTTTTGGGCATTTTTTGCGTTTACCCGGTCGATCTCTGCGCCATACTGCGCTTGCTGCGCGCCCGCCAAGTCCGCTCCGCCGCCCATGCCAGGCATCTGTGGAGCTGTTTCGCGCGTGGCACTGAGCAACTGCGCGATACGGCTGACAGCGTTGTTGCTGGCGGTGTCGGCGTTGATGACCGCACTGCTGGCTGCGCCTTCGTAGGCTTGTCCCCGGGTCTGCATGAAATTCCGCAGAGCACGCTCGTAGGCGTCTGAGCCTTCGACAAGCCCCTGATTTTGCAGTCGGCTGATCAGGGCATTTTCCTGATCTCCGAAGGCTTGCCCCATGTACTGCGTCGCCTTCTTGTACAGCGCGTCAGCGATTTGTTGGCGGCTGCCGAGGTCGCCAACCATCCCGGTCAGCGCGTTGCCAGCCGCGAGCTTATTGCCAGTGCTCAACTCGTAGAGCTGTTTCTGCTCCGGGCTCAGCTCGACGGTCTGCGTCCAGTCGCCTGCCTGCGGGTTGTTGGGGTCAGCTCCCGGCCGCATCGTCCAAGTTCCCGAACCGTAAGGCCCGGAAGTGTTGTACTTGTTCGCATTGGCGGTCGCGATAGCCGCGCCCTTGTAATCAGGAGCCTTCGGCGTGGAGGATTTCTTGCCCATATCCGGGACCTTTCAAAGATAGCCACCGACAGTTTTCACGCCTCATGCAGTAGATGATGAGGTCGTCGTCAGGGAGTGCGTCTTTGAGGGTCGCCTCAGCCACAAACCCGAGATGCTCGTCGAACTGCCGAGCTTGGATGTTTTTCGCAGCCACTTGGCCTGTGATGCGCTTTACCCTGAGCTGGTTGAACGGGTAATCAAACATCATCCAGAGGAACTGGCGAGTGAGCCAACGTGCTCCAGGTTCAGCTGCGATGTGCGCCACAATGTTAGCGCCGTTGAAGTCCTGGTACAAGACGCCAGCGATCAACCCCTTGTTGGGATCTAGCAGGCCAAGCGTCTTATCCCCGTGGTGCATCGGAGCCCCGGCGCGTTCACTGACCCATGAACCGACAAAGCCGTCATAACCGATGAGGATGGACTTCACATTGACCCGCCTTTTTCGCCTGAGATGTTGAAGCCAAGAAGCTTCACGGAAGCAAGCCGAGTCTCCAACCGATAAATCACGGAGTGTGCAAAACCTTCCGGGCAGATGGGGGAGACCCAGCCAGATGAGAGCGTGAAGTCGCCAGCCCAATAGGCATTGTCCCAGGTTTCTTCATCCCACCGTGCACCTTCCGGCGGGTTCACAACGGCGATGTCGGCCAGGCCGAGCATCTGGAAATCCACGTCGACGCCAAGGCTGCCAGTCACTGCGGCGGTTGTTTGCACATTCGGGGAGATCAGCTTGATCTGCTTCAAAAACCCACGCGCACCGAAGTAATTGTAAGCGGACTGCATACGCCCCTTGATGGCGCTGCCATTGTCCGACGTACCGACCCAAGTCAGATCAACGCGACTTGAGCCCGCCGAATAGAGCTTCCCATCGCGCACGCAGAAATTCTGGCCGAACCAACCGACAAAGCGCGCCCAGGCACCCGTCAGGGTATTCATGACGTATTGCTCAGAATATCCGTCGGTGATCGGAATGTTGACCAAAAGAGCTTGTTCTTGCGGGTAGCTGATCACTTGCCAGTGAGTGTTCGAGGCATACGAAGCGACCGCGCGGGTGAAGGCGCTGTTGATCTTGTCCGTCAGTGCGAGCTGCGATGTTGTGTCGGATTTCGCGGACAAAACTTGGCTGAGTCGGAACAGCCCCAAACGGCAGAGAATTAACAGATCCCCGCCGAGGCGGGCGGTGCAGCGATGACCAGCTACAGGCGGTGCGATGAAGAGCACACCGATTTTTTGGAACGTCGCGGCGTCGGCTGGGTCCGTGCCGGAATAGAGAGCGACTTCGCCCTCACTGCTGATGAACACCGTGTAGTCGTTTTGACCCGCATCTGGATCGGAGCTCCAAGCAGCGATGGCGACGAGATAGCCCCCGCGGGTAAAGACTTGCCCGAGGGGGAATTCCGACAAAGCTCCGCCGACCTGAGCAGCCGGAAGGTAGTACGCGGATTTGCTGCCGTTCTTGGTAAACCAAAGCCGACGATGGAGGGACACCACGGAATTCAGAGTATTCGTGGCTTGGCCGGTGATGCTGATAGCGCCCGTGTCAGTGATGCTGGACCAAGTGCTACCATCGAACAACTTCAGGCTGTCCGCACCGTTGACGGCAACCAGAAAATTACCAGCAGGAGTTTCGAAGTTCGTGTAGGAAAAGTTTGAGGAAGTGACAGCCATCGCGGAAGCGCCGAGAACTCCAGACACCGTCACATCGTAGATATAGGACGGAGTGACAGCGAAGAGTTTTGAGCTGGTCGTGCCCGCCCAGGTCATCAGGAGCTGCGGAGAGCTTTCAAAGCCGGTAACATGGGGCTCGTAACCGCCGCGAAGATCGACGGAGCCCGGGCGCGGGAACCAGTTTTCAAGCACGACGGCATCTGACGCCGCCATGCGGTCCAGAGGATCGCGGGTATTCCACCCGCCGACAGGGGAGCCCAGGAAGTCCGAAAGGGCCCGACGACGGCCCCTGGAAGAACGCAAGATGGCGGGAGAGCGAATCATGGCTGAATCCAGGTTCCGGCGGGCACGACGATACCTGGGCGAGCATCGCGGCTTCCACCATCCATTGAGATCGGACGGGCAGCTTCGGATGTGGCAGCTTTCGACTTCGCCATCAATTGGTAAGTCGTGAATTCTTCCGCATAATCGAAGCCCTTTTCGGCCTTCCATCGCCAGCGCAAGCCGGCCAGCAGCAGCTCGTCCGGCAGCAAGAAAGTGTCCCCGTCTTCTGACGGGTACTGCTTCCGCGCGTAAGACGGCGGCGCGGCCAGAACGGCGAACTTGCTGAAATACTCGAAAACACAGAGCTGCCCATCGCCGGGAATCGGGTCCATGAAGAGCGCGTTGGCCTTCAATCGGAAGTAAGAAACAGGGCCGGACTGTCCGAGGGTTTGCAAAGCCTGAAATTCCGTGGCAGTGAGCGGACCTGGCACTTCCAATCGCAGTGTGCGGTTGAAAAAAGTGCCTTGACGCATCCGCTCAAAGCCGAGCGGGGCGATGTCTTCCAGACTGCCTTGGAAGGCCACCACACCGTTCGTCGTGAACTGCGCCTCTTCCACCAGGGATTGAAAGGCGTAGTTCGTTGTCAGGTCGTCCAGAATCTCCTGCAGCAAACCCGCCAATTGCTGGTAGGTTGTCGAGGCTTCGACCGAAGCACTGCGAGGCAGCCCGGTGCGGAGCGCGAAAGCGTCGCAGAGTTGCAGGAGATTCATGACTTAACCTCAGGCGGCAGCGGGGGAGCGGCGGGCGGAAGCGGCTTGGAGTTGCAGCAACTGCTTTTCCATCTCGGCCATCCGAGTTTTCAGCGCCTCATTTTCGGCCTCCAGAGCAGCAGAACGCTCCGAAACCTTTCCAACGTCCGTCGAGGCTTTCAGCCATTCGCGGGCGCGGCGCTGCAGATCGCGGCCACCCATGCCCAAGCGAGCGATGGTTTCCTCATTGGCCACGGCCAGGTCTTCGATGGTCAGAACGTGCAGGTCCAGCAGCGTCTTGCACTGCGAAGGGGACAGCACGTTCCACTGACGGACCGAGGTGCCGTCGACGGGCAGTTCTTGGCCTTTTTTCCAGTAGTCGAACTTCGACCGGAAAGCGTCGAGCCAATTCTGCGGGAAACGGCCCTCTTCGACTTGGCGGGCCAAGTTGGCGAACCAGTCGACAGCCACACGCTCCACGCGGTCTTTCGACCCTGCAGGGGTGATGATGGCGTAGTCCACGTCCTTGGTGACGTAGTGGCCGGCTTCGATGGAGGCTTGACGGTCTTCTTCCGCACGGACCTCGAAGGTCACGAACGGTGGACGTTCTTGCATGATTTCGGGCATTTTCAGCACCTTCCCAGGAAAAAATCATCCCCAAAAAACCCCAGGAGCCGAAGCTCCTGAGGAAACGCCCTGGGGAGGCGGAACGTTTTTTACAGCGGGCTCGTGGTCTTGCGCACCCAGCCGTATTCGCCGGAAACGAAGGCAGTGTCGGCCGTGTGGCTGCCGGCTGCGTCGGTCAGGGCAAAAGCCCCGCTGACGGTGCAGGTACCAGTGGCGACAGCCTCGCTGGCCTGGACGTACACCCAGGTGCGGTTGTCGTCGTCCAGCTGCGGAGTGCCGAGCTTGTACTCACGGTTCGTGGTGCGTCGGGCGAAGTTCACGCCGACCAAGGGGATGACTGCGGGCATGGTATGCTCCTGGAAAAGTTGAAGGATGAACCGGCCGGATTACGGGGGAGTATTCCGGCCGGTTTTCATCAGGCCTTCTCGACGCCTTGCAGCGAACGGTTGCTGCAGGTCGTGTTGCCCATCCAGAGGATGGGGATGACGGCCGCGTCCTGGTTGATCGGCTTCATCTCTTCCATGACTTCCATGTCGGCGTCGGTGTGGGCCACCAGCTCCAGGTAGTCAGTGTTGAGGAAGTACGAATGGGCGTCGGGGATGCCGGAGCCACCGTCGAAGATCACGTCCGCAGACTTGTACTTCAGGGTTTGGAAGCCGCCCTTGGCCGTCGAGTCGCCGGTGTAGCGCTTGAGCGAGACCTGGCTGGCTTCGTAGAACGCGAAGCGGTCGTTGGAGGTGACGATCAGGTCCGGCACGTCATCACCGCGCGACAGGGCCAGCCACAGGTGCAGCCACTGGTTCTCGATGGTGTCCTTCGAGATCGTGACGGCGGCGCCGCCTTGCAGCGGGGCGGCAGCCGATTGCACCTTGTTGCGCCAGAACGACCAGGTGTTGGAGTCGATGCCACCGACGGTGCCCAGGCCGTTGTCGGCGACCAACTTCTGCAGGCCATCGATCTGGTTGGCCAGCGTGCCGTCGCTGTACAGGTCGGCGGAGAAGTTGTTCTTGAAGGTCCGCATGGCGTTTTTCATGCGAGCCTTGGCCAGGTTGATGATGCGGCTGCCGCCCGAGTTGGTGCGCAGTTCGAGGCCGCTGGCGGTGACGCTGATCGCGATCTGACGCCATTGGTACTCGGCCGCGCTCAGGGTGTCGCTGGCGCCGATGTTCAGCACGTCGTAGCCGCTGTAGCGCTGGTAGGTGCCGTTCGCTGCGTAGTCCAGCGGACAGACGATGGACAGGCCGCCGTCTTCATGACGGATCTGGCCCTTGTCGGTAAGCCGACGCAGCAGCGCGTTGTGCTTCGACAGGTTGTCCTTCAGGTCCTTGCGGTGCTTGCGGAAGGTGGTCGTCACCAGCTCGGTGAAAACCTGATTGGGAGAGGGCATGGTAAGCTCCTAAAAGATGGTGTCAATTGGAGGCGCGGGCATTGATTGCTGCCAGCGTCTCGCGCATTGTGTCTTCCATGCTTCCCGTGGGAGCCGTCCCGCTCGCAGAGCGCGGTTTGGCATGAACGACGGCGGAGGAGGTTCGCTTCGCTGCTTGGGCCTTCCTGGCGGCTTCCTCTCGCTGCTTTTCGACCGCTTCGCGCTGTTGGCGCGTGATCTCTTGCTGACGAGTGACCGGGTTGGCCCAAACGGCTTTTTCGTAAGCCTCCTGCAGGGTCTTGGCAGCACCGGACTTCAGCATGGCGGCGATGTCGTTCGCCACCGTGTCGAAGTGAGCGTTTTTCGGGTCAGCTGCGAAGGCCTCGATCTCGGAAGTGATCGCTGTCATTCGCGTTTGCTGCTCCGCACGCTCGCGGGCCGTGAGGGTACTTTGCAATGATTGGACTTGGCTCTGCAAGGCCTGCACTGCGGGGTCGACAAACACCGGCGCGGCCGAAGCCAACTCTCCGAGGTTGACACCGTAGTCCGCGGCAAGCTGTTGGAACAACTCCGCTTTTTGCTGCGGAGTGCCGAGTGCCAGGGTATGGTGCGCCTGCATCAGCGAGCTGATTTGCTGCGCAGGGTCGATGCCGTATTGTTGCAGGACAGGCAGGTAAGGGTCCAAGGCCGGCTTGATGGCCCGCCCGAAGTTGGCATCGGCCTTGTAGGTCTCCAGCCCACGGAACATATCCTCTTCGCGCTTCAGCACTTCCGCACGCACGGAGTCGGGCAAGGCAGCCCACTGCTCGGCGGCTTCTTTGCGCCAGGTCTTCGGTGCTTCGAGCCCGGCGGGTGTGGCGGACTGCTGGGTTTCCGTGGGTGCGGTCTCCCCCGTCTGAGCAGCATCGTCGATGCCGGAATTTACGACGGCATCCAGCTCGTCATCGCCGGGCGCGCCGCCTGTGGGTTTTTCGTCGACTTCAAAGCCGAGGCCTTCGGACATCTGCTCCAAAGCACTGTCCATGTCGAAATCGTTGCCACCAGTTCCCAGGTCGTTTTCCATCGGCATTTTTTGCTCCTTATGCGCGAACCACGCCAACATCGGCGCCATTTTCCAACTCTACCGCCAACTGCTCGCGCTTGCGAGGCGGCAGCTTTTCCACGAACTCTTCAACCGTTGCTTCGATGCTGCTCTCGAACGCCGCGTCTTCAGCAGCCCGGAAAGCCTGATGGTCAGCGAGCTCGCCCGGCTCGTAAACACGGCAGCCATGCTTTTTGAGGTTCTCCTCGTGTGCACGCCGACCTTCGATCAGCACGCCGGTAATAGGGCAGTTGTAGGGCGGGTAATCCCCACGGACTGCCGGGGCGCAGATCTGCCGAGTCATCGGCGTTTCGCAGCGTTCGCAGGGCTCCGGCAAGTCGAGATCGCGGATGGCCTTGAAAATGTCTTGAGAGGCCCCACACCCCTCGCAGTGATAGGAATACATCGGCATAAATTATTCTCCTGTATTCTGGGCGGTTTACTCGCCGCCCGATTTTGCCGGCTGACTGGCGGCCACTTCCGCGGAAGCACCCAGCTTTTGCATGTCCATGAAATGCTTTTGCCGGGCCATTTGGGCTTTTTGCTGCATTTCTGCCTGCTTCAAGCCGAATTCTTCCCGCTTGAGCTGCATATCCAGCTCCCGCATGCCTTTTTCGTGCTCCATTTCGGCCTGTCGGGCCTGCAGCTCGAGCTTCTGCAGCTCCGCCGCGGGGTCAGCGGGAGGCTGCGGGGGCCGCATCTTGTTCAGCTCGTCTTCGAACTCGCTGCCCAGGCGGTAACGGCGGGTAATGGCAACGAGCATGCCCTTGGCAACGTCGAACGGCAGCGTACCATTTTGCACCATCGGACCGACAGCCGCGAAGAACTGCGACAAGCCCGTCAACAGCTCCTGAATGTCTTGCTTGTCCTCTGTGGCTTCCGCGTCCAGTGTCGAGTTCGCCTCGATATCGATGCGATAAGACCGCTGGAGATCGCTTTTCAGCAGTTCCAGGAGCTCCTCCCAGGACGGTTGCTGCAAGATCTGGACGGCCGTCGGGTCAGGCTCGACGCCTTGCTGCTGCATGAGCTGGATCAAAGCCTGTGCCTGGGCTTTTTCCTCGGTCGTCGGGAATTGCAAGCCGGTGATCGAAGCGATCAGCGACTGTGAGAGGTTCTCAACCGAGAGCTCGGCCAGCATCCGCAGGCAATTGCGAACATACAGAGCCGTGCGGCGCTGGAAACGCTTGAGACGCAGCGTGCCCCATTGATTCTTGAGTTCCTGCGCGCCGAGGGTTTCGCTGGCTTGGCTTACCCCCCGCATGATGTCAGCAATGCCAGTGATCTCGTAGATCGTGCGCTTGACCTGATCCCGCTGCGTGTAGAGCTGCTGCAGCACCGAGACGAGCTTCTCGATCGGGAGGAGCAAGATCGCCTTCTCAAGCCCACCACCAGCGCCGGAACCGTACAGGGCTGCGGCATTCTCCATCGCCAGCAGCGTATTGTCGTCAGCATCCATGAGCTTCTCGATGCCCTGCACGGACGAATCGAAGAAACCGCGGACCTTCAGTGCTTTCGTGATGCGCTGAATCCGCACGGTGACGACATTGAGCTCCTCCGCCTGCGCTTTGTAGAGCCGGTACAGCGGAATCGCTTCGCAGCTCCCGATGCTGTTGAACAGCATGAGAGGCTTCGGGCAAGGGAAAAAACCCGAAAGCTTGTATGGATCGGGCTCCGGCTCACGCAGGAAAGTTTCAGGAACTTCCGGGCACAAGAAATATTGCATCTTCGTGACCTTGTCCCAGATCTCGACGATTTTGACGACCTTGTGCCCCTTGAGTGCCGGGTCCATGCGCCGCTCGTCCTCTTCGTCCAGGCGCTGGAGCTTCGGGGTCAGCAGTGCGAGCTTTTCCGGGAAGTTTTTCTCGACCTCATCCTTCGTCATGAAGTGGTCGAAAGCGACCCAGGGCACTTCTTCCCAGGTCTTGCCGTACCCGTGATGGAAGTGATCCCAGGCCACCGATTTGCCGTAAACCTTCTCGGAAGTGACCATCTCAGTGCCGTCTTCGAGCTTCTCGATCTCTGCCTCGTAGCAGAAGCGCGTCACACCACGGGCGGGTACCAGTGAGTGAAGGACAGCAGCTTCGATCAAGGAATCAAAGGTCGCGTACTCCGCCAGCCCGTCATCGAGATGGTATTGCAAGATCCGCTCAACGATGGACGAAGCAGCTTTGGCCAACGGGTCGGCGTCATTGAAACGACGCTTCACCGTCGGTCGCGGGGTCGAGTTGTACAGCGCGGGCGCCAGCGTCTCCGTGTTCGAGTACAGGATGTTGAACTGGTCCTGCTCCGGGCGCTTGCCGTGGTAGATCTTCAGGACCTCCGCGGCCTCCTTTCGATAGTCCTTTTCGCGCTCGGAAGACAAGTGGAGCTCACGCAGCCACTCTTCCACCCGCTGATCTTTTTGCACGCTTTGATCGTCCATCATGGGTCCTTACACGCCCAAGGCGTTCAGAGCAGAATCGCAAGCATCGACGTCGAGATCGGTGAAAGTCGGACGAGCCGCCGCCGAAATGTGCGCACCGTCAAAATCGCCGCCAGCAGGCGGGATCATCCAGGAAGCCGAGTTGCTGGGCAGCCACGGCGAGCCGGCTTCGCGGACGACCGTGCCATCACCGAGCAAGATCGAACCGTCGAGCGGGCTGATCAACGCGCTGCGGGGGTTACCCCAACGCTCGAAAGCCGCGCGGAGACGGGCCGCTTGGGTGGCCATCGCTGCTTCAAAGCCGGGTCGGGCGTACCAGGGTTGACGAATGATTTGCACGGGGTCGCCGAGCTTATCCTGAACCCACTGCCAGCAGTAGAGCGCCTCATCGGCTTCCAACTCTGGGGAGTCGCCGTTGCCTGCTGCGTTGTAGCCGTGCCCGTAGCGAACCACGTCGGGGGACAGGGAACTGAATTCCCCGGCACGGATCAACGAACCGACAGAACGGCGAGCACCGTTTGCACGACGATAGCTGGTACCGCCGATGCCGGCAAAAGCGACGTGCTCGGCACCCAGGGCCAGCGCAGAAGTGATCGCGAAATCGTGGTGAACTGACGAGACGCCGAGCAGTTCAGTCGAGCCGAAGGAATCGAGGGTTTCAAGGAAAATCAGCCCGGGATCAGTCGGGCGCTCCAGCGTGCAGTCCGAGGGGATGGCGACATACGACTGGATGAAAGCGCCATTTTGTGCAATGCGAATGCGACGCTTGCGGCGACCCCCGGCGATGGCGAGTCGCAGGAAACGCGCGGAGCCGTTGCCAGTCGGGACCAGTGCGCCTTCAGTGACTGGCTTGTCATCGATCCAGACACGGTAGCGTTCGTTCAGTCGGTTGCCGTCGATGGCGAAGTAACCAATGTCGATGACGTCCGACTGTGTGACGAAAACGCGAGTGCAGTACGCTCCGAAGAGCCCGTTTGCGCCCAGACCGTTGTCGAGGGCACTGCCGTCAAACAGCGTGTAGGCTTGCCAGCGTGACAGCGTCGAGGCTTGGCTCACATACTGGAAAGCCTTCGTGCTGCCCATCTCGAACAGCTCGGGATTCGTGTAGGCGTTGTACTGCGTCAGCGTGCTGACTCCCGCGTTGTCGGTGACAGTGACCGAGAGCGTGTCCGACTGGGGGGCGGCGGTGCGCTCGCACAAGGGTTGGAGCTTCGCGGCGCCGTCCGTGATCGTGGTCTGCACGGTGCCGACCGCGGCGAGAGCGGGTTCAGCCCCTGCCAACGCGCCTCCGGTGGAGGCGATGAACAGATCGCCAGTGCTGTAGCGCAGCACATCAGAAGCTGCGACGGTGGCTCCGTTGACGCGCAAGGTGGCCTGGATGGAGGCTGCGCTTCGCGCCCCGGCGGCAGCTGCCAGCCGACGATCGCGGAGACTCTCAGCAGACTGCTTCTTCGCCGCCGCCTGGGTCAGCGGAAGTTTGTTGTAGCCAACCGGCAGGCCAGCTTGTTGCATGTTCCCGACAGTGCCGGAAGCCAGGGCTTGCACACCGCCCTGGTTGTTGCCAAATTCAGTCGACATGATTCGCCCTTTCAGTTCAGCGAGTTATTCAAGCGGGCTCGCCGCCTGGCTTCAATCAGTTCCGCGATAGTACGTTCCGTGGGGCATCGCGGCAAGGCGGCGGCTTGCGGAGCCCTTGGTACCCAGGG